TAGCTCTTTATCACCTGTACAGCGGCCTGTCCAAACAACAAATGCCGGAAGAAAAAAAGACCCGCTATGATCGTGCCATTGAATGGCTGCAAGGTGTAAGAAGCGGCGATATTGAACCAAAGGGTTTGCCGTTAAAAAACAACCCTACAACCGGAGAAACTGATATAGCAAACCCTGTTCAATGGGGTTCTACAGAAAATAATGCCGACTGGTAATTCATCAAATATTTAATCCATCCTTTTATGAGCTTCAAAGATTTTGTTCCTCCTATCGTATCAAAATATTTTACTGGCTTGGTAAATGAGACCGTATTACCGCCTGCACCAACCGATGACTTACGCTATCACCCGAATGCTGTCGTAATGAGACAGGATGATGTAGAGAAAATTAAAGGCGTATTGATTGACCTGGTTAAAATGACGCAAAGCCTTACCAGGAAAGATATTAAAGGCTGGCGTATGGCATGGCAAAGAGCCATTAGTGTTGATCAGCCAAACCGTGTTGATTTACTAAGGCACTATACTGATGCAAGAATCAACCTTCATTTGGAAGGAACAATACAACAGCGCAAAAACAAAGTGCTGTTGAAGAAGTTTCGTGTTAATGATAAAAGCAAAAAGGAGAACGAAGAACTTACAAAGATTTTCCGTTCTCCCTGGTTTTTTGAATGGATGAACCTTGCACTCGACAGCATCTATTATGGACATTCACTCATTCAGTTTGGTGATGTTATAAAAACAGGCAGCACCATTGGTTTTGCAAATGTTGAATTAGTGCCAAGAGAGCATGTGATACCGGAGTATAACCGAATTGTAAGATATGCGGGTGATAATTGGCAGCGTGGTATTGATTACATGCAGCCGCCATTAAGCAACTGGTGCATGGGCATAGGCAAGAAAGATGATCTCGGATTGCTTTTAAAGTTGGTCCCGCAAACAATAAGCATTCGCCACATGGAAGCTTTTTGGGATCAGTTTGGAGAAATTTTTGGTATGCCAATTCGCATTGCTAAATCAAGTGCAAGAGGTAGTAAGGAAAGAAGCCAGATAGAAGAAATGCTTTCGAAGATGGGTTCAGCAGCCTGGGGGCTGTTCCCGGATGGAACTGACATTGAAATAAAGGAATCAACCAAAGGTGATGCCTTCAATGTTTATGATAAAAGAATTGAGAGAGCAGAAAAGAGCATTAGCAAAGGGGTACTTGGTCAAACTATGACCATTGATGATGGCAGCAGCCGGTCGCAAGGTGAAGTGCATTTGGAAGTGCGGAATGACATCATTAAAAAAGATGAAACTTTTATCTCCACTCTTGTAAACTACATGCTTATTCCTTTCTGTAACATGCATGGATTCCCGTTTGGTGATAGTGAATTTGAGTTTACAGAAATTGCGCAATACTCTCCGTAGGAGCAGATCAATATCGAAACCATGTTGTTAAACAACTTCGATGTGCCTGCAACTTATTTCCAGGAAAAGTACAATGTACCTGTAGGCAATCGCAGGGATAAGAAACTTCCACCTGTTCAAAATTTTTTCGACTAAGCCCCGCAGCTTCGGCGGGGCCCAGGCTTACCAAAACGAAGATTGATAACCTGTACAGCCAGGTATGCACCAGGTGCGGAGGCACTGTGGTAACAAATGCCGCTTTCCCTACTGATGACATGCGCAGGGAAGCCGAACGCATTGCAAAGAACATCTTCAATAATAAAATCACCGGGGGCACTATTGATCCGGTAATGACAAAGCTGGTTGCAGAGGAACTGCGTAAAGCAGTGATCAAAGGTTTTGGCGAAGATCTTCCTATAATTGATTTCGGTACTCCTGATTACAAAATGCTCTCCAACCTGGAGAAAAATATTTTTCATTTCAGCGCTGCAAAAAATTACCAGGAGTTAAGCGTTCTTTCATCCTTGCTTAAGGATAAAGACGGCAATCTGAAGACATGGACCGCTTTCCGCAATGATGCAATGAAGGCTTTTGAAACCTTCAACGGTTCGCATTTACAAACTGAATATGAAACGGCCATTGCTTCTTCTCAAATGGCAAGCCGCTGGGTTGATTTTGAAAAGA